ATTTGCTGGGTCAGGTAACTTACTTAATGTAATTATGTTAGTGCTTGTATTAACAGATGCTTGCCAAACATGTTTAGCAATTGATTCTTGCTCATTAGGGAATAACATAGTTGTACCGTTACCGATACTTACACCATCAATAAGTTGGCTTGACGGTAATCCGTTTGCTTCTTCAAACGTAAAGTCAGTAACACAAATGTCAACTGTTCCTCTGTATGTTGTACCGTGATTATAAAGTTCTACATCGTGTTCGTATTCAAGAATAGGTCTTTTTGCACGTTTACTTTTACTTGGTAGTGTGTCACCTGCATCTAAAAAGTTTTCTTTATGATACCAAAAGTTTACTCTACTCCATACATTTCTATTTGCTGAGCCTCTTTCTAATGTAATATAATCTTTTTCAGATTGTGTTATAGACCCACCCCAAACTAAATCGGCATTTCCGTCACCATCAGTATCGGCATCCCAGGCATAAGTTCCGCCTTGTAAATAATAGTTTGTAGGATCATTTGGATCTATACCTGCAATAGCACTTGCAGAATTAATACCTATTTCGCCGTTGCCGCCTAGATCAAATTTATCAGTTCTAACTGTAGCAAGAAAGTTTATACCTTCAAAACTTAAAGACAAGTTTGAACTGCCTTCAACAGTTTTTACATCTTCTACCGAAATAATATTATTACCGGAATCTACTGCTGTTACTGTTCCTGTAAATGCTCCAGTAATTGCTTGGCCTACTTTTACATTTGCTGTAGAAGTAAGTTCCCATGAATTACCTACTACTACATTTGAATTCCCTCCTGGAAAAGCATTTGCAATAGTTGTATTAACAGCAATATCTGATATATTTACTCTAATATCAGTGGTGTAGTTTGTGCCACTTGCTGTAACAGTAACGTCTTCTATTGCGCCTGTTGTAGCATTAGCATTTGCTGTGGCTGTTGCTGGACTTGTATTTGCACCTAAAAACGTTACGGTAGGACTTACATATCCTTGTCCTGCATTTTCTATAATTACTGATGCAATGTTTCCTGCATTATGCACTATGTTTGCATTACTTAATGTAAAAATTGTTGAATCCCATGCATTCAATTCTACTGTACCATATGATACAATAAAGTTTTGATCTTTTTCAACAAGTTTTATTCCCTTACCTACACCTTGAACAACATAATCTTTTCCAACATATGATTCTGATATGACATATTCTCCAACAAATTGAATTATCATTCCGTTTCTAAATGCTTTACCACCGTTAGGAGTATATGATTCTTTTCCTAAAATGTCGTTTGCTACATCGATAGGACTGTCTATTGTACCCGAAACATCTATTGTAGATGGTCCGTCTGGGTGCCAGTAATATTCTTGATAGTTTAGAAGTTTATCAACGTCTATGGGTGGTAAGAACGTTTGGTAATCTGTACTAAAGAGTTTATTTTGATTTAATGTATCTGAACCATAAATTTTTAGGGTGTCTATAAACTCGTCAAAATATATAAAATTTTCACTTTGTCCTGAAGTTAAATTTAGTGTATTAACTACTGGACTTAAACTGTAACGTTCTCGGTTAGTATTCAGTTGTTCAATAAATGTATTATTATTCTGATCGTAACTGTCAGAGGTGCGGTCACCAATAAGTCCTTTGACATTTTCTGTATTTGCCTTAGAATAAAGTTGCTCTACTGTACTTTCAAAAAAGTTTTTAATTGCAGGAGTCTGCAATACGCCGGGCAACTTTTTGACTATTTTATCAGCCATAATTTTTAATATCCACTACTGCTAGAACTTGAAGAACTGCTACTACTACTGCTACTGCTACTGCTACTGCTACTGCTAGAACTTGAAGAACTGCTACTGCTAGAACCTGTCTCTCCGTCATCTACATAATTTCCATGAAACATTGTTTTACCCATTACAAGTCCGTTTGGCATATAGAATGTTGTGCCATAGAACGTATGTGTATGACTGCTACTTAACGGTGAAGCATTATTGGCATTGGTTTGATTTGCATATAAAGGATAGTATCCGTTTATTGAATATGGACCTGTGTTTGCACTTGCATCACTGTCTATTAATACTTTGTTTGTATCAGGAGTTGGCGACAATGTATTTCTTGAAATCTTGTCTACTAATTCTATGTCTGTTACTTTAGCAGTATTAATAAAAAATTCATCTGACTCTGCTGTTACTTGGAACATATCTCCAAACTGGCCACCGGAGTTTTTAGGTAGGATTACAATACTACCAATCGAACTTCCTAATTGCCTATGTACATAACTTGCTAATTCTGTAAAGTAAAATGTTTCGCCAAAGTCCCAATTTCTAATTTGGAAATAGTTGTTAAACAGTCGTATCACTCTTGATTTTATTTCGTTATCACTTAAACTAGTACCTGCTAGTTTTACAATTCTAAATTTTGCTTGATCTTCTATAGATGCATCTTCACCAAAAAGCCTTCTAAATTTTGCACTTCTATACACAATAGTATCACTTGCTGATTTAAAATCATCTAAATTACTAAATTCGTTTGCTAACTCTGTAGATGTTGGAGCAAGTGGAAATGCTGTTCCTGGAACATTAACATATTTTTGTATATCATCGTAATATGTATTAGTCAAAACAAGCATCTCAACAACGTTACTAATACTAGGATCTATTCTTACATCATTTGGTGCTTTATGCTCCCATTTCAAAATTACTTTTTGTGGATCTACTTGATTTGTATTTTGAGTATAACTTCTTCCTTTTCTCACAAAAAATTCACTTGTTGATTTTTCTATTAAATTTATTTTAGTAGAATCAGTACTATTTGTTGATAATTGATAAACTTTATCTGTATCCACTGCATAAACATATATACCTGCTAATGAACTAAAGTTTTCTAATGTTTCAGCAATAGTGTAAGTATCTACAAGTATCCAATTAACTTTAGAAGGATCTGTGTTATTAGTGTAACTACCTGGACTTATTTGTGTAGGTAAACCGCTTGTAGTAATTGTACTTTCTCCTCTGTAATCTAATACTCCACCTTTTACAGGCCTTGTATATGCATAACCATCAAAGTCAGTGTAAGTTTCAAAAAGTACTAAATCTTTTTCTCCTACAAATTCATCGTACTGTAAAGGTCTATCCGGAACTAAATCCTCATCTGAATCTATAGGCACAACTTTAACTTTTTTAGGATCTGTGTAACCATCATTATATTTGTATGTGTCAACAATAGTCCAACTAATATCTTGATCTAATTTTCTTTTATCATTAGTATAAATTATTTGAATTTTATCTTTTGATAATTCATTCAATCCGTCTAGAACATGTGTATAATTTGATACTGTATCTAAATTTGAAAGCCTTAATGTTCCTGTTTGTGCAGTAACATTTGCAGTTATTAATTTGATGTCACCTATTGTTGTAGGATCATGCGATGCATCTTGGCCGTCTAATCCAAAACTATGTGTTACACCACTACTATTTGCTCTGTAAAATATAAAGGCATTACCTGCCGAATTTACTGCTCTATAAACAACGTTACCGTCGTTTGTTAAAATGTTCGTACCGAATGTAGTGTTTGAAAATTCTATATCAATTGTATGCGGTATTCTTGTAACAACACCTTCATTGTTTGCTAAAGTTACATTTGTTCTTCCAGATACAGCACTACCATCATCAAAGTACGGATTTAACGATACTGTGCCATCATTTGGTACAAATACATTTGCTGTTGCCGTACTTGCATCTGTGCCTGCAGGGTTTATTATTCCGTACTTGCTAACCCATTTGATATCTACATCATACCATTTTGTATCTCTATTTCTTAATGCTAAGAATGGTTTAGAACTACTAGGCTCAAATAATACACTTGTTTCTGTACTTTGCCATCTATCGCCTATACCATCAGCATCAGTATCTACCCATTCAAATTCTTCTGTTGTACCAGGCTTTTGGTTTAATGAGTTTAAGGTAATTGTATCTCTTACTGCTTTAGATGTAGAGTCTGTAAGTTTTACACTTTTAATATTGTAAAACTTTAAATCTTCTCTACTTTCTATAACGTAATCTGCACCTCGTATAGTGATATCATATTTAAAACTATTTGTGTCTATTGGACTGTATTCAAAAAGTATTAGCCAAGTATTATCTACTTGTCCTATACCTGAAGATTTAGCAAAATCTACATTAATTGATGTTGCTGTTTTATCTAAATTTTCGTTTTCTATTACATACCATGTATCTTCAAAAACATCATAACCTAAGCCAAATGTTTTTTTAGAATTCATTTTTGTAACTATTGTATTGTCTTCATTATCAGTAAACACTTTTCTAAGACTTATAATTACTTCTCTGATTTGATATTGTTCGCTTACAGGTTGACTTAATTTTATTGGTCCTGTACCTGTGCTTAATGAAGTTGACAATAAGCCATTATTTGCTATACTTACAAATCTTACCCATTTGTAATCAGTAGCATCGTTTGGATTTACAAATTTTGCAAAATTGTTTTCTTGGAAAATTCTGTTTGCTAATGTATTTGTTTGCACTACATCAGTACTTCCTGCTGATGCATTATATTCTGTAAGATACCCTGTATCGCCAATGCTTTTACTAGGCAATGTTCTCCATGTAACTGCTCTTGAGGCATCTACTTTAAAACTGCTAGGACTTGCTGTTACCCAAGCATCTCTATAATTTTTGTAAATAAAATTATTCAGTGATGATTCTTTTAAATATGTAGGTATTAAATTGTTTACAACTTCTGTTGCAGTATTGTTTTCATTTACAATTACTGATCTAGTAAGGTTGCTTATTTCGTTGTATAAGACGCCATCTTCTCCATAAGTATCTACACTTTGGAAAGTACCTGTTGGATCGTTAATATCTATATATCTACTATGTCCTGCATGAGTCCTGTTTGTTGCTTTTAATTTTGCAATGTTTGAACTTTTGCTAAACGGAAATACATTATAGTCCTGGGCACTAACCATTCTATTTTGTGTATAGAATGTTTTTGGTGCCTGTGCTTTAATATTAGAAATTGTTTCTGCAGGTAAACTGTTGTTTACTGCACTCTCTAAACCAAATGAAAATGTAATTCTGTGACTCTCTCCTGCTTTATTAATATAAGGCATTGAGACTGAAAGTCCACTTGCATCATCTGGTTGCATTGAGAATCTTTCTGGGTCACTTGTTCTGTACCAAACTCTTATAATGCCTGTAGGCACATTACCAAAATTACCGTCTGGGAATTTTAGGGAAACACCTGCATTATTTAAATTTTCAACACTATATAAATTTCTAGTACCTAATGCAATATTATTGTAATTAAGTGTTTGCCCTACTGTATTAGGAATTTTAGTCCACTGATTTTGTACAGTTCCGCCTGTACTTATACTTTGAACAAATACATCTGTTTCATTGATGTTTGGAACTGTTATATTTTGTACTCTATTTTCAATTGGATTTATATAATTAAAGTCTTCGAATTGTAATTCACCTTGCTTAAACATTAGGAAGAATCCAGTATTACTACTAGATAATCCTAAGCCATCATTTCTATAAAAGAAATTAAAGTTGTTTGTAGGGTTAGGTGCTCTTTCGAAGAAGTATTCATTATCGTTAAAATCACCATTTACTATTTCAAAATTTCTACTTATTCCGTTTACATTTGTTTTAAATGAATAAGAAATAGGTGAATTTACTTCTGTGTTTATTTGATAAATTTCAGTAGGTATTTTTGCAATGTTTCCTGCTTTAACAGGAGCAGTAAATCTATTACTAGAACTCATTGCAGAATTTAAAATTGTTAAAAATTGTTCGTAACTGTCTGGATTGTTTGCATCATCCCAGAACACTTTAAGTCCTGATAATGAATTACCTTGACTGTCTATTAAAGTTTCAGTTGTGGATACAGAACGTACTTTCATCATTCCACTAGCACATATATTTCGTCTTGGATTATATCCAAGCATTTTTGCTAATCTAAATACAGAATCACGACGTTCAGCAGTTGCTAAAAAGTTTTCTCTAGAATTTAAATCGACTCTAAAAGATATACTGGTTGACAAAAATGCTAACAATTCTATGATTGCTACAAATTCAGAACTTTCAATATAGTCATTGAAGTTCTCTGGGAAATTTGTTCTAACATAATTTACTAATGCAGTTCTAATGCTATCGTAATCATATGCTTGGAAGTCTACTTGAGAAAAAGCATCATAGGCCACTTTCCAGTCTTCTGCCGCAAATAAGTTGCTTTGTCTATTTACTATTGCCATAATTAAACACCATCGTCGTTACTGATATAATCTAAGTAAAGAATGTCTTCTGTATTCAGCACTTCGTATCTTAGTACTACTTCTGCTCTTATACTATGATCTGATGTAAGCAGTTTTGTTTCTATAAGACTTACTCTAGGATCTAAATCTATTATTCTTTGTATATCCTCTTTTATTTGTTCTTCTACAAGTTCTGTTTTTTGTTCCATTACCAAGTCCCAAATAATTGTTCCGAACTCTGGTTCCATTACTCTTTCACCTTTTTTAGTGTAAAGATGATTAAGTAAATCACGTTTGACTAGATCTTCATTTACAAGTGTAAACGGTGCTCTATTTTTGTCTACTGTACTGAAACCTTTAAATAAACTTGCCATACTTGTATTTATCAAAATCATTAAAACTAGTTTTAATAGAGATTGACATTTTACACAAAGATGTTAAAATGCCTATATAATAACTTTTTAAAAATAATTTTAAGTAAATATATTTGATATGACCACAGAATATTCATCGTTAAATGACACCTTAGAAGAAGAACTTAGGAGAATGCTTGTTGATAAGAACAACGAATGCAATTCCTTAAGAGAGACTGTTAAAATTTTGAAAGATTCGGTTGCTGAAGAGCAGTTGCAAAAGTATAAACTGTTAGTCGAAAATGCTGATTTAAAGAAAAAATTACGAAATATTAAGTAGCCTTTACAATACCTTCTTTTTCATATGCTATTGCTTTAGCATCTAAGAGTTGTTCCCTTAATGCCCTAAAACTTACTTGTGTAGTTGTAGGATCTACATCTGGATACATATCCGTTGGTAAATCCAACCAGTCAGGTGTAGTAAATAGTTCTATTTCATATGCACGTCTATCTACATAATCTTGTCTAATATTTGGTTCTGTGCCTTTGCCTTTTATCCCTATACGCCATTTTTTCATTTGTGCTGGCACTAGTTCATAAAGTCCTTGATTCAGTACATACAATGCTTTACTTTTAGCAAAGTTTTCTATACCAATATGTAAAGCAAAACTTGTTAATGCCGCAAACTGATGATCTGATATATCGACTTTAATTAGTTTTGCTATGTCTTTAGAAGTTTTAAGCATATCTGCTCTTAAGGCCATTTCTGCACCTCTAGGACCAATACCGTTCATTACGTCAATAATTTTTACGCCAGTAATTACATCTGTAAAAATTAAACTAGAGCCGTCAATATCTACTCTAATACCTTCTTCTGCAAGTCCTAGTATTACATCTCTTATTAAACTTTGCTTTGCCATAATTAACCTACTTTTCCTTTAACATCATTTAATATGCCTTCTGCTTCGCCTTTTGCCTGTGCAAATTCATCCATGTTACTTGAAATCTCATTTTTTAAGTTGCTAATATCATCACCTATACCGCCTGTGTATTGAGCAATCTTATCTCCTACAACACCTTTTATTTTTGCTTCGAGTTTTGCAGGATCTAAATCATCTAAGTCTATAGGCAATCCAAATGCATCTAAACTAAACATGCCTTTAAGAGATTCTAAATCTTTTAGTTTCTTTGCATAGCCTACCATTGCTTCAAGTTTTGGATTAAATAACGGTGGTCTTGTAAACGGCAATGCTTTCAGTAGACCTTGAATTGTCATTTCTCCTGACAACAAACTTTGCATGTCTTTAACCCATGGTGGTATCATATTGTTTAATTTATCTTTGTATTCGTCAAATTTACCTTTAACCTCATCAATTTTACCTTTGGCACCGTCTAAGGCCGAACTTGCCGCTCCTGTGGCTTCACTAATTTTTTTACCTACTTTTGTACCTTCACCATCTACAAGATCTGCAAAACTGGCATCACCGGGCGATACTAAATCTTCAGCACCTTCTTCAGTTGCCGCGGCTTCGTCTTCTTCCATTAAATCTTGAACTTCATCTATAAAAGTATATGTTGTATGGCCTTCGTATGGTTCTGCTGTAACAAGTGTAGGAATAATTGTAAATATTTTATCGCCTTTTTCTCTGTCGCCACCTTTAGGTAAAATGTTTTCTCCCTCTCGATCGTATTCAGGCTGTTCGCTTTTGAAATCTCTTTTGTTTGAACCCATTAATGTAGGTGCAGTACTGGCAGGTATAACATCGGGTACTGAGGCTAAACCTGTTAAATTGTTTAGTCCTACTGTTGCTCCCATAAGGTCTGCACCAGCGGCTCCTCTTAACAATGCTTTTCCTGAAGTTGTTAAATCAATACCTAAGCCTGATAGTCCTGATATTTTCATAGGAGTTTGCATTCCTATACCTTTTGTAGAAAACAATTTTATATCACTAGCCGCATTAAGATCCATGCCGCCAAATCCTGCTGTACCTAATAAACTGGTTGCCGCAAAAATATTTGTTTGCCTTCCTGAATGCAAAAACAGTTGTCCCCCTGATGTAATAGGGTTTGCCATTCCTGTAACAGGATCGGGTTTCATATACCCATCCATGGAATAATCACCGACTGCTTTGATTTTTACATCATTACCTGCTTCTAGATTAATATCATGATCTGCTCTGACATTTAGATCACCTTTTGCACGAATATCTAAATTTTGCTCACTAAACACACTTATAGTACCACCGTCGTTCATTTCAAACCAAGCAGTACCATGTTTATTAATTATATAGACTGACCCTGTGTTGTCGTCTAACAGTATTTGATTTCCTCCAGCAGTTCTTAAACGTATATTATTGCTGTTTACATCATCATCCATTACAAATGAATGTCCTGCACTTAAAGGATTTCCTGCTTTATCTCGTCTTCCTTTTGTTAGGATGCCAAATACTTCTGAATAATTTGCCGTGTCACCTTTAACAGGTTTACGTCTGGCACCTGATCTTGATACACCTCTTATAGGGTCTTTGATAAGTCCTTGTAATGTTATTGCTTCTGCAACATCGTGATGTACAGGTCTTGATATACCTTCATCGTGTTCATTTTCACCTGATTTATCACCTTTACTTTTAAGTACTCTTGACTTTTCAGTAGTAGGAAGTTGTATTCCTTCTCCACCTTCAAATGTTTGTCCTCCTGGCATACCTGGTAACATCTGATTGAACATTGAGTTGCCCGGCAATGTTTGGCTTAAAACAAAAGGAAATTTTAAATTGCCATCTGCAAAACATATTAATACAACATTGCCTACATCGGGTGGTGGTGACCACATACCATAACTTCTAGGTGCTTGATGATATTTGTGATTGTCTTTGTTTTCAAAGTTCTTTGGATCAGTACCACCTACAAATGGAGAAGTCCACATTGCTGTATATGTGTTTACATCTTCTTTACCAAAATGATTTTTTATTTTTACAACAATTTTGCCTGTTCGATTTGCATCAGAATTATCCATAACTTCTGCAAGATAGATACCGTATCTTAATTCAGCAGTTTGTTCTTTTTTAGGTGCGGGGTTACGTTGAGACTGTTTGTTTAAGTCTGCCCTAATTGTATGTTCTGATCCTAAAGTCATTTA